TCCGAGGATGCCGGCGCTCCCGATGCGAGCACCAAGGCTGCTCCGGACATCCACGCCGCTCTGGTCTTCGGCCGCGACGCCTACGGCACCGTGGACATCGAGGGCTCCGGTGCGATCGAGTCCATCATCAAGGGGCTCGGTGAGAACGGGAACGATCCGCTCAACCAGCGCGCGACCTACGGCGCGAAGGTCAAGGCTTACACTGCCCTGATCTTGAACGACGACTGGCTGGTCAGGATCGAGCACGGGGTCACCGCGTAACGGCGGCGACTTAAGTAACTGTCTCCGACTACTTAAGTAGCGGGAGACTTCAAATCAACACACAGGAGGGGAGAGCTTCGGCTCTCCCTTCGTCGTGCATATCATCATTCGCAAAGGAGAAGAACAAAATGGCTACCAAGAAGAAAACAGAAGAGCAGGAAGTCCGTCATATCAGCGAGACCCAGATGGCCGCGGAGGCACTGGACACCATGACGAAGCTGCGCGCGCAGCCGCGTGTGAAGTTCACGGTCATGCCGGACAGGAGCGGGGACCGTAAGATCCGTGTGAAGCTGAACGGGACCGTCTGGGAGTACGCGGTCGGCGTCGAGCAGGAAGCTCCGGTCGACGTGTACAAGCTCGTGAAGAGCCGGTATGAGACGCTCGAGAAGGCGGAGAAGTTCGCCGCGGCAAATGCCAACAGGAGCATGGGCACACTTTGATTTGAGAAGGAGGGCGGAACATGAGTCTGCCTTATAAGATCCCGCTGAAGAGCGACGCGCCGACCTACGGGCGCAGTGCCGCGCGGGAAGAGGAAGAGGAGCAGCCGAAGCAGCAGCCGAAGGAGCAGCCGCGCAGGAGCGGCCCCTCCAGGCACAGCGAGTCGACGGCGCAGCACGGCTACTGGGCCGACATCGACGGCGGCGCTGAGAAACCCGAGACCGCGGTGCGGAGGATCTCCGTCGAGGAGGAACGCCCCGTGAAGGCTGGCGCCGAACCGATGGACGAGGAGAAGCTGAAGCAGCAGCTCGCATTGCTCCTCGGAGGAAAGCGCGCCGGCTATGCCGCGAGCATGCTCGAGGAGGACAACCCGTATCGGGAGTCCAGGAGCGGCGAACACTATGTCCCGATGGGCGGGCATGGCTCGAAGACCTTCTCCGAGCAGTTCACGGAAGCGGACGAGGGCATGCCCGGCTTCAACGCCGAGGAAGGCGCGCTCATCCGCGAGCGTGACCGTCTCGATCCGTACGGGAAGCCGACGGAGAAGGAGCAGGTGAAGGCTGCGGCGCAGGAGAAGATCGTCGACGAGTGGAAGCGCAGAAGGAGCGGCCGTCGATGAGCAAGGCGCAGAGGTACGGCCTCGGCGTCCCGTTCCAGCGGATCCGCAGGATCACCGGCTACCTCGTCGGGACCATGGAGAAGTGGAACGACGCCAAGCGGGCCGAGGAAAGAGACAGGGTCAAGCATGGGCTGGGCCCTGCCGGAGGTGAAAAACAATGACGTTACTGGAGATCATCTCCTCCGCGCTGGAGCAGCAGGGGAAGACGAGCGACGCGCAGGTCGTGCACGAGTGGCGCGACAAGTTCACGCAGCTCACGAACGAGGGCCTCGCGGACCTCGCCGGTGCGCTCCGGCTCCGGAGGACGGACACGATCGACCTGGGGGACGACGGCCTGCTCGACATCAAGAGCGACCTGCCGTACGAATGCCTGAAGGTGATCCGGATCACGCAGGGTGGGAAGGTCGTGCCCTTCGGGCGCGGGCCGTCCACGTTCGAGATCCGGGTGCCGGCGACCGGCACGGTCGAGATCGAGTACAGGTACCTTCCGAACCAGATGACCAACGACACGGACGAGCCGGGCATCCCGGAGCGCCTGCACTCGCTGCTGGTGAACTACGTCTGCGGGAAGGACATCACGACCAACGACATCACCACGCAGTCGAGGAGCCAGCAGTTCTACGAGCTGTACGAGCGCGGGAAGATCAAGGCGCAGAAGGAATACGGCGAGCCGGAGTTCTACGGCATCGTGAACAAGTATTGAGAGGTGGTCTGACATGGCATCCACCTATCAGATCCCGGCGTTCCTCGGCATCGACGAGGGGCGCAGCGAGAACACGCTGGAACCCGGCTGGTCTCCGGAGGCGTGGAACATGGACACCGAGGGCGGCGACCTGGCCGTCGGGCGCGGGTTTTCAAAGCACATCGGAACGGCTGTGCCCGGCACGGGCGAGATCCGGAGGATGTACCTCTGGCACGACGGCGGCACGGACAAGTTCGTGGTGATCGCGGGCAACAAAGCGTACTGGTGGAACGCCGGCGCGAACCCCGCGGCGTGGGATGAGATCTACGACTTCACCTCCACGATCCCCGCGGGCAAGACGCTGGACGGCGCGGACTGGGACTTCCTGGAGAGCCGGATCGGGAATCAGGACTACCTGATCATCGCGAACGGCGTGACGCAGATGGCGAAGTGGAGCGGCACCGGAACCGCGGAGGCGTTCGGATCGGGCGAGTGGGTCTACGGCGACGGGGACACGCCCTGTACCATCACGGCGCTGACGGCGGCCTTCCCGAAGGCGACCTCTGTCTCCTACACGGAGAGCGGCACGGTCGGCACCTTCACGCTGACCTTCGGCAGCTACACCTACACGGCCGATCAGAAGATCGCGTTCACGGTCCCTCAGGTGATCACGAACAGCGTGAAGACTGCGAAGGTGGTTGCGGGCGGCAACACGCACACCCTCGACTATGTGCCGGAGTGGGTCGGCGGCGACGTGGCGGTGATCAAGACGACCAGCACCACGGACGCGGAGGTCCTCGCGGAGGACTGGGGCTACACGGACGCCACGCTGTCCGCTGCCATCGACGCGGACTGGGTCGACTGGGCGAAGGGCGTGGGCGTGTACATCGCGGAGGTCACGTACCCGGTCTCGGACATCGACAACGCGCGGACGAAGGTCACCTTCAAGGAGATCACCGACAAGGTGAACGTGGGCGACGAGGTGAAGATCCGCGGCGGCATCTCGGACATCGCGGTGGGCTACATCGAGCTGTACTACAACCGGCTGTTCGCGGCGGGAGATCCGGCGCATCCTTCGCGGCTGTACTGGAGCCAGCCACCGGGCGACGTCAAGACGATCGAGAACTGGAGCATGGACGATTTCAGCGAGTCCGCTTCGGGCGGGCACACGGAGGTCGGGCCGACGAACAACGATCCGATCGTGGGCCTCACCGCGCTCAGCAACCAGCTGATCATCCACAAGGAGAGTGGCATCTACCGCCTCATCGGGAGCAATCCCAGCAACTTCCAGATCCTGCAGATCAACAGCGGGGTCGAGAAGATGACGAACACGAATCGGATCTCCCACGGGGACGTGCCGTACTGGCTGACGCGCGCGGGCATGTACTACTACAACGGCCAGCAGGCGCTGCTCCATCCGAGGAGCCGGCAGGTGCGGAACACGCTGCGCGCGGCGAACCTCACGCACTCGAAGGGCGTGGAGTGCCGCGACAAGCTGTACTTCACGATGCGGATGGCGAGCGGAACCGGTGCGGACGATACCGTGGTCTACTACGACATGACGGAGAACGTGTGGATGAAGCGGAACGGCTTCTCCATCGTGGACCTGTGCACCCGGGACGGCGAGATCTACCTGATCAACGGGAACCGCTACGTGTGCAAGGTGGGCGGCACGGACTACGACGGCGCGCCCATCGAGGCGTACTGGCGAACCCCGATCACGGACCTCGGCGCGAAGGCGGTCATCAAGGAACCGCGGAAGATGATCATGCGCGGACGGTCGGGCGGCGTGGACCACGCGATCAGCATCACGGAGTATTCCGGCAAGAACCGGAACAGCATGGACATGATCCTGCCGTCGAACGACGAGGAGGTCAAGGAGGTGGCGCTCCACAACGAGGGCCGCACCTTCCACTACGTCTTCGAGAACGAGGCCGGCTCCTGGTGGAAGATCCTGGGCGGCGTCGAGATCCTGTACAACGGCAAGAGCAATGAGTAGGAGAAGAAGATGGCAACCCTTGAACCGATGAAGCCGATCTACCTGCCGAAGCGGCAGGGCGAGGTCCCGGACGAGGACTACGACACCGGGATCGTGCAGAACGAGGAGAACCTCAACCAGAACATCAACCGCCTGTACTCGGCGGTGACCGAGCTGCAGAGCGAGAACGCCTCGCTCCGGAGCACGGTGCAGACCCTCCGCAACCTTGTGGGCGGGTCATAACGAACGGAAGGAAGGAGTGAACACGATGGCGGAAGCGACAGCGGCAGCGTCCAATCCGGGAATGGAGCGTTACAACCGTTACTACCAGCAGGTGCTGACGCAGCTGCAGGGCGACCAGGGACCGGAGCGGAGCGACAGCCAGCTGAAGAACTACCTGACGAAGCTGATCAAGCCGAGCTACGACCAGGCGATCGCGCGCAGGCAGCAGCAGACGGGCCAGTCCAACGCGGCGATCGACACGGACGCGGCGTCGAGGGGCATGGGCACGTCGACCTGGGTGACCGACGCGAAGAACCGGCAGAAGACGAACGAGGCGGCGGACATCGCGACGCTGAACTCTAACTACTCCAGCGCGCTGTATGACGCGCTCCTCAACCAGATCAACCAGCGCGACCAGAACCGGATGAACCTGATGAGCATGGCGCAGGGCATCGCGGGCAACATGTACGACCGCTGGAAGACCGAGGAGGACGCGGGCAAGAGCAGCGGCGGCGGTGGCGGCGGATACGGCGGCGGCGGTGGCGGCGGGAGCTCCCGGCGCAGGATCGACCTTACGCTTGGCCTCATGGACGACGGTGCGACCACCGATCCGAACTACGGCCTCGGCGACGACAAGAACGCGGCGACGGACGCGGCGAACACGAAGAGCTCGATGCCGGGGATGAGCACGATCCAGTCGAGCAAGAGCGCAGACAAGAAGACGGCAACGATGGACAGCCTGTACCGTAAGAAACCAACGAGCGGGACGAACCCGCGGACAAAGCTGTACTGAGCACAAGAGAGGGGGGGTGAAGCCGGTTGGCATCGCTCAAGGACGACATCAAGAAGGAGAGCAAGAAGACCGTTTCCTCTCCTGTGCAGCCATACGAAGAGAAGCGTGACAGAGCCACCGCAGCGGGTGGCTCTTCTTCGCGTTCGGGCGGCTCCTCCGGCATCAGCTGGAGCGACTACAAGAAGTACGAGAACGACTACGACACCTGGCAGAAGACCGGCAGGCACACGGACGACTTCGGCTCGTGGGGCACGCAGGCGGGGCTCGACACGTGGCGGCAGATCCGCGACCGGAAGTCGAACGGCACCCGCGCGGCGCTGATCGGCGACAGGTACTACGCCATGGACGGCGCGACCTTCAACCGATACGAGGACGACTACAACACCTGGAAGCAGACGGGGAAGCACTCCGACGGCTAAATCGGAAGAGC